ATGTCAGGCGTATCAGAAGCAATAGCTAAAGGGTCAACTGGTGAGATCATGTTAATAACTTCCTGTCATAGACATTCGTTTAGATTGTTTTTCCCAATCTAAGCCGCCAAAATAGGCTGGCTGCATTACAACCATATAACCTAAAGCGTCGATAGGATCTTTACTAGCACCTTTTTGTCCATCTTGTCCAGTCCATTCCTTTAAACTATAAATTAAGTTCTGACAAGACTCATGTATCATTAGTTTTGGATGGTTTACTCCTTTTTCCATTGGTTTTTCTCTATCCCACGACAAAAGATCATTGATTAATAGCACTCGCTCTTCAATTGGCAGGGCTGCGGCAGGCGTAAATATGAGCGGATTATCAGCCTGACTAAGTAGGTCAAGCACGGTGACACCGCCGTCTTTAGTGATCGTCTCAGTTCCAGCCGTTCTCGGGTCAATCCAACGGTCCACGATCATCTCACGCTTGTCTCCGGCAGTCTCAAGGCTCCAGATAAGCTCGGTGTACTCGTTCACCCCACGGCCTGCCCCTGCCTTCTGTGCCGGGCCAGCTCGACCGTCAGGCTTATCACTTGGCAAGGCCCATTCACCGTAGCTTTGGTCTGGCCATTCACGGTAGACCCACAGTATACCGTACTTATCTACTCTAGCCCAAAGCATAAACCAGTTACGCGCCCCAGCCGGATCGATAGCCATGTAGTTGCTACCCTCGGGGATGACCTCTTCAGCGTCACCTTTCCACAGGTTATGGTCACCGAACATCGGAAACTCTGAGCCAGCCGTCTGATCTGCCCAACCGTAAGCGCGGATCTTGATGTCGTGGCTAGAGCGCCCCGAGAGCTCCTGCTTCATGCGCTCCCAGTTGTTGTACGGGTTAAGCTCGGTATGATACCAGATGCAGGCGTGTCGGCCGTAAAGGTTCTCGGCTTGATAAGGCATCTCACCCTTGGGAACCGTTAAAACATTGTTATTCGGCAAGAGGGGCGACTTGCGGCTGACGGTAACCTTGGCGCTATTGATGTACTCTTTCACGACCTGGGTGTAACCTTGCACCGGCGTAAAGGTGACAATGAGCTTGCCGGAGCGGGTAACCAAACGGTAGCGAAGCGTCTCGAGCCAGTTCTGCGGGACAAGTTCGTCGCACCAAACGTAATCTACCTCGCCACCTTCGACGACCTTGATGTCCTGGGCGTAGTTGAGGAACCAGATCTGGTTACCCATATACACGGCCGTATTGTCGCTGAACCCGTTCTTCTGGCTAAAGCTAATCTGCGTATGATTAGTGCGCTTAATGTTGCGTATCTCAGGCGGCAGGTACTTGTAGAAGACGTTCTGCTGGGCAGAGACGCTAGTCATGTGGGTAGTGTGCAGGCACCAGATGCGGATGTTGCGCTTACCGTGACGCTCCTTTACCCACTCAGGCGCCTGCCCATTGAGGTCCGTGCCGATGAAAGCTTGGGCCATACGCTTGGCGGCAAACTCAGTTTTGCCTGAATTTTTATGTAAAATGCTTCCAATAAAGTAGTTAACATATCCATCAACAGAGATATCCCATACTGTATCTTTTCGTTTATGATAAACCTTGACGAGTCTAAGTTCGTTGTGTTTAGTTAAAGCCCATGAGACCACCCTTAAAATCAATGATATCGCAGACTGAACTAGCCGCCGCAATCGCGCGCGGAGACACCTTGCAGAGCATTTTGGATGAAATTCAGCGCCTACATGGTCACAAATACTCAACAGCGTATCTGTCGAAGGTGTGCCGTGAATATGGCATCCAATGTCCGAGAAGCGGGCCAAGAAGCGGGAACCTGCACAAAGGATGGCGTGGAGGCCGAATACAAAATAAGGACGGGTACATTGAGATTTACGTGCCCGACCATCCTCATCGTAAAAAGCATACTCCTTACATTCTTGAGCATCGACTTGTGATGGAAGCTCACCTAGGACGGTTTTTAGACCCGAAAGAAGTCGTCCATCATAAAAACGAAGTGACGACGGATAATCGGATAGAAAATCTTGAACTGTTTCGCTCCAATGCAGAACATCTTCGCGCAACTTTGAAAGGTAAGTGCCCACGCTGGACGGAAGAAGGTTTAGCAAGAATAAGGGCAGCGCACCAAGGAAAGAAGAGAACCAACTTTTGTTTGTCAGATGAGAAGCGACAAGCCCGCCGAGTCCAATGTCTTTTAGGGAACTCCATCCGAAGGGAGTTGAAACTCGGTGCTCTGCCGAACAAAGAATTTGTTCTCCATTGCTTAGAACAGCACGGTATAAGTTATCAACAGGCTTCTGAAAGGGCCTTGATGCGCGTCCCTGTACTTTCTTCTTAAGATTAAAGTCCCAGGACTCAACGTAAAACGGCTCCGCAATCTGATCTATGCGTCTATAAACCTTTGCCACAGGATCGTATATCTCCGTCTCACCAGCCAGGCATCTGTTCCCACCAAGGACGACAATCTCGTTGAAGCGCCCCAACAGCTTATCCGCATCCGGCCAGTGCGGCAGCTCGTGGCCATACCGCATGGGATCGTTCAATTCCGCCTTAATCTTGTTCTCTCGCATCAAGAACAAGTCGAGTACCTTCTCCGGGCCAATGTTTTGGATCATCTCCATCCTTTGCCGCTTATTCGGCAAGGGAAGCGTCGGATGTTCCTCCAACTTATAAGCTAAGACTTTTTCGATAATTTCTTGATTTTTTTCATCCATACACGTTGACGTTTTCACTACGATGCTCTATATTCCCTCTGTCGTCAAATAACGACCGTGTACCTTCTGCGCCACCTGAAACATCGGACGCACGAGCGACTAAATGGTTCCAGCCATACCTCTCGAGCTGGATTAAACATCTGCATCGGCTTCAAAGTTGCAGAGTACTAGCAGTCACGCCTACGAGAAGGGCAAGAGTTTCCCGAACGGGTAGCCATCACTCATGACTGTAATTGCGAAACGAAACGACGACACTTATACGGATCGTTGATCTCCTTTTTGTATAGTACTCCCCCAAGATAGGCAGTAATGCTGAGTCTTGGGGGTACTATGCTCACTCGCAACTCTTCTTGCCGGATTGTTTATCTCCTCCGGTGAGCAGCTTGCTGCGAGAGTGAGCATCTGGGCGAAGCCTAGTGCGAACGGCAACACGGAGTAAGAGTAAGAGAAGATCACTAGTGAAGGGGAATATCACTAGAGAGTAAGAACTCCCCCTTAGCTTAAGAACAGATAATCCAGAGTATAGCCAACTCAAACGTGTTAAGCTGCATCTCTTGCGCGTTCACCAGGCTTAACGCCCACTTAAACGCGATATGCAGAACATAACCTGCACTTAACGCGACTATAAGCGACTTAAACTTACTCTTAAGCTGCTCAAGCTTGTCATATACCGCCAACTTGTCCTTAAGCGTTATCTTATGCATAGTGTCTTGTTCTTAACCCAAATACGTTGACCCTGACGAAAGTTGACGCCTTTCATACCGACAAACACCATATCCTCCACGTCTGTGCGTACCCAACGCTTATTGGGATACAAGTACACGATCGTCTGCTCTATAGACTCGTTATGTATCGGGATGTACTTAGGCTCCGCAACAGGTGACTCTGGTGTCACTGGTGTAGGCTGCTCAACCACCGAGGATTCCTCGGCAGTTGCTTCACAAGCCAACGTTCCATCAAGCAGGTCGCTACGATAGATACGGCGGATCCCGCGGAACGCCTTACGCTCGATATAGTCCTCGTCGAGCTTGTATGCTAACGGCCTATATGCGCTCCCTAGATGCGCTTTAACGGTCTTTTCGCTTAGTGTGTACTTGGTCATAGTACAAACGACGGTACAGGAAAAGAAACGGCAGCGCAAGCTTACGCCCAACAAGGGCCAGCTAACCGGGCGCCCGCTCGACGTGTACCCCCACAGAAACACGTCTATTTGCTCCCAGCGGCACAGCATGTACACACGCTGCCACACGCATGCTAGGCCAAGCTACAGGCGTAGGGCAAGTGCGAAGGGGGCCAGTTGGCGAAAAAAAATCTGAGGGGGCTTATGCGTCGCCGTTGCCGTCGCCAGGCGCCATCGAACCCCCTCCGCCCCTATTGCCGATTTTACTCTGTAGAATCCCATTCCATATGACGTACATAGTATTGCGTTATGGCCAACCTACTCAACCACAACAGCTTGCAAGGGCCAGCCAAACTAGGGGTGCCGAATGCGCCGCTTTGGTGCTCGGCGAGGCCGGATTTGACGGGCCGATGGGACGTTGACGGGCGAGCCAGGCGGGCGGGACGCGGGCGCGCGGTCATGCTATGTCATGCGGAGGCGGTAACGCATTTACTTCGTGTACGAACTATTTCCGCCGCACTCCGCTTCCTTCGCACCGCACGCACACACTCCGCATGCTCCGACCAGCGCGCCACTCGTGCATTCTCCGGGCTGCACGCACGCACCAGGATCTTCGCTTTTCTTTTCTTTTGTGTTGCCATCATGCTATTGGCATCCTAGTTTTTCCCTCGTTAGTCCAACCTTAACTACACTACAAAATGCTAAAAACCGACAAACTTCACACCATTCACGAAGGATCTAAGTCCTTCACGTTCATCCTTCACACTAACACGTTGCGCTATATGCACCGCGGCGTGTTTCATCCTTATGGACGCAAGTGCAGCTTTGACCTGACGTTCACGACTCCGGCAGGCACGCGCTTACGCAAGTACTTCAGCGACATCGGGACAACCGATCGCGCGGCATTCTCAAACGCTCTGCGTCACCTTCGTTGCTTTGCTCAAGACTAATTAACCCAACCATATGAACCCAAACGACATGAACGCCATCGAATACGCTGCGTATGTACGCTTTGCACTCTTTTGCCTAATGGGCGGATGCACGCTCATCCTCGCATGTTTCGCAGTCTCAATACATTCCGACTACCGCAAAGCTAACCGCAACAAGTAAACCAACAACACAACACACTACAAAACACACACTTATGAATATCATCAATTTACTACCCTACGTCCGCGAAACCCGCCGCTTTGGCGTCACCTACGTGCACGCCGCCGTTCGCAAATCCATCCACGGTTGGGACGGTCTCACGGGCACCTTGGATGGTCGCCCAGTGCGCGTCACTTACTGCGGCTGGGGTCGCTCGCTACAAACTGCGCGTGGCCACAAGTATAAAGCGCACCTACGCTACACCGACACCGACAAGCCAGTGCCCACTAAGCTGATCAATCGGGTGCAAGCGGCGCCGCTCTGCGCCTATTGTTCTGGAAGCCCGACGCCACACCATCAAATGGTAGGGTGCACTTGTGGCGTGTCGGACGCCGAATTTAACGCAATGTGGAGCGCCATCGCGGATTAACCCAACCTAACCCATGAAAGACAAAGCATTACTCTACAAAGTTGAAAACACTTGGACGCTTGAATGCCTGTGGCCAAGGCAACTCATTCGGCGCTTCACGTCGGCCAAGGAGGCCCGCTTATGGGCGAATCAGCGCCACATTGTCGTGAGCCGCGTGCCTGACTGCGATAGCTAATTTCGCCCCACTCCGCGCACCTCTCGCGCCACCCTACGCAAGCTCTCTAGCAGCGTAGCGAGCTGGCGCGCCAACATCCTTTCCCGCTTATGTGACACTTCATACATGCGCCGCCACTTCGCGCACTCCTCAGCATAGAACTCCGCCTCATTTTCTAGCGTCTCGCAATCTGGGCACATAGTTCGCTTTGCAAGCGTGCTATCTTGACATGCTGCGCCTGAATGATGCGCCAATACCGCTCGGTCAGATCGCGCAGGTCGTGTACCTCATTGGCCAGGTCAATCCCGTTCGGTAAAACCAAATTTGAATTTTGATTTTTGCAGGGCAAATTTGAATTTGAAATGGCCGGGTCAATTTCAATTCTAGCAGGACAAATTTGAATTTCAGAATCCACCTTGAAATTTAGAAGTTGAATGTCTGATTTGCAAGGTAGACCGGCTATCGCATCACTCGTTTTCAATCGTTCCAACATGATCGTCAGGTGCTTTCGGCGGCTTAAGGGCCGCCATGAAAGCGGCAGAGATGTCGTTATTCGTGTGCAGATGCACATGTTGGTGCAGCTGATCCGGGACCTTGTTCTTCTCTAGGTTAGCATACTTGTCTAGTGTGATCCCCAGGGCCAGCACAGCGTCTTTCGCGCTCATCTCGGGCATCAACTCCATGACACGCTGGGCAGCGCCGTCGATCACCGATTGTAGCTTGGCCTTCAGGTTCGTATTGAAGTACGCATTCCTGAACTGGCTATCCATGTCCAGCGCACTCACCTTGATCTCATCCACACTACGCTCACTGATACCGAGCTGCATGGCTATGGCTCTCGAGTGCTGCCCGGTGACGAACAGGTCCAGCACCTTCTTCTGTATCTCCGGCGGAATGCCCGCAAGCGCCCCTTGTCCGTTGACCTTCTCCTGTATCACGCCTGGCACATGCTTCTCGATCTTGACGCCAGAAAGCCCGGCTAGCTGCCTAGCACGGGACTCTGGACTGCGATAGACTGCGTTGCGCTTCTTACGCTTGGGTGCCTCGCTCATTCTCGTTCGCTCATAAACGACAGATCTTCCGCCGTAATACCGTGGATCTCACCAAAAGCGCTCTCTTTGATAGCTTGGAGCTGCATGTAATAGTGGTCAGCCTTGAGCGCAATCTTAAGCTGGATGTCAGCCTCCTGCTCGCGTTCCTTCTCAAGCAGTTCAATCCGCGCTTTCAGCCGGTCAATCTCTTGCTCGGCCTGAAGCAGTAGCATCTCTGTAGCAATGGCGTGTTCTGGTGTCATTTGCGTTTATCGTACTTTATATTGTGCTTATCCAGCAGCGCGTATAGTCGCTTGGCCTCATCTTTCCATGAATGCTTACGAGACACAAGCGGCAGTCCTGCCCTTGCACGCAGTTTATTCATGGCACTAACCCCAACATAAGGCACGTGCTGATTGCGGATAAGCGCCTCACGCAGATATTCGACGCTGGTAATCTGTAGCTTCTCAATGTAGCGAGCCATCTTGAAGTCCAGCGGAGCAACACCGCTGATCTTCTCCAATCGGCGTATCCACAACTGCCGTCTATTCATGAACGTTTGCATATTTGCTTAACTCGTGTAGCAGGATGTGCTTAAACGTCTCGCTGCCATCGTTAATCAACGTGCAATCTGCCGTGATCCGCTCTTGCTCCGTCTCGGACACATGATCCATCGGATCTACGCCAAACCGCCTGACTCGAATGACGATGCCACCATGCTCGCGGATAGCCGCAGCTTCGTTGAGGAAGCGCACGTCGTCGATGACGAGCAGTCTGTCTGGCGGCATGAAGCTCACCCACAACTGTGGATCATACGCTCGGCCCGCCATGCCTAGGTCTTGCAAGAGCTTGCGCCCACGCTCGTCCTTGTTGCCGTCCCAGCCCATATAACAGCCAGCCAGTCGCTTGATTTCGTATGCAAACGAGAAAAGCCGATAGGCAGGATAACACTCCTGAACGACCGAGGCTGCGTAGCTCTTGCCTGAGCCAGAAAGCCCAGTGAAGCCAATAATCTTTGGTAGATTCATTTCGCCTCCTTTGTTGTCAGTTTATACGCCTGCGCCAACACAAGGTCAGCGTCTAGCAGTGCAGCCCGGTCATTCGCAAAATCCGAGTTGGCATCGTAGTGCTTGAGTAGGCAGTGCTTGAGTTGCTCGATAGCCGATGCAGCCTGAACTACGACGTGCCTGTACATGATTAGTTCGTTTTGCGCGTCCATGTTAGTTGTACTTGTGCCACTTGTTATTTTGGTTGATCCCCATCCGACGTAGCGCAGTTCTGTGCTCGTAGCCGATGCCAACGAGTGCGTCGATCATTTCTTCGTTTGATGGCCACACTTCCTTGCGAAACGTAGCTGGGTGCGCGTCGATCCACATGTCCAAGTCACTCCAACGTTTCGGGACTTCCTTGTCCGCAAAATAGTCCCACCACACGATCTGCGCCACAAACACCTGCATCCTCACGGGCAACTCCATGATTCTGCTGCGCCATTCCCGTGGATCGATTTTGCGCAAACGCGCCACCCAGCCGTTCGATTGTCTCTGTCTTTGTCTTGTTCTCATCTTTTAGTCGTTTGTTTTCTTGTGTTAACACATGGATCTTCTCCATGAGATTGTCGATTAGTTGAGCACTCATTCTCTGTCGAGGATTAGACTCAGGGCCAAAGCTATGATGCTCAGCACAGCAATAGCAACCTGAATTTTAGGGTTTTTCTTCATTCTTGTTCTCTTTAGCGTCGCAGTCTTCGCAGATCCAGTCGTCGAACAAATCTTGCGTAAGCCAAATCCCACAGTCTGGGCATGTTGGTAACTCGGCTAGCGGGTCGCTGTCGTTAGGGTAACCTGTGCTGATCATTTCGCCTCCTTTGCTGCTGCGATTAGTGCGTCGGCTTCCTCAAATGACATTTCAACCGCTCTATGAAGAGCGGGTTCAACACGCCTAATCATCAAAAGCGCCGCAAGCTCAAGTCGGGAGGGTTCTGGCCTGATCATTTTCGTGGCGTCAGGAATATAATGCTTTAACCGCTCCACTTCAGCGCGAGCTTCATCGCGTTCTATGCCAAGCTGCCAGTTCTCTTTAAGCAATTTGCCCACATCCCGTCTTAATAACTCGATTTCGCGTTCCTTAATTGCTGCCGCTAGTTTGTCGTGTTCGTTCATTTCCCCTCCTCCCATTTGCCTAACGTCCGCATGAATGCCTCTGCACGTTGATAAGCTGTGGCATAAATTGGCCCAGTTCTACTCATAAATCCACCAAGCCATCTTGGATAAAATATCGAACGCTGGTCATCCGTCAGTACTTTTTCCGCTTCGTGCATCGCGTTTAGGTCGTTGCAATAGTCTGGGATTTCTTCAAATGGGCCATATCCATCAGGAGGAATGCCATGCATCCACCCGTTGCTGCCGTTAATTCCAATGCGTGTGAATTGCGTCCACCCGCACGCCTCCGCGATTGCCTGGTTGATTTCGTCGTCGGTCATTTCGCCTCCTTTGCTGCTGCGATTAGCTCATCCGCGCATTTCACGGCTACATATGCTGTAGGATTTACCTTTTCCTTATTGCACTGTGCCCCCGCAAACGCCGCATAAATCATCGCCGCAATCTCAAGCCGAGACGGTTCTGGGCGAACTTGTAAAGATTGCTTACAGGTTGCCTTATCACGCTGGATTTGCTGCCATAGGTCGCGCTCTTGCTTTAAGAGCTGCAACTCCTCACGAGCCTGGTCGCGTTCAATGTGCATTAAATCCGCTATTTCAGAAAATCGCTTCCAGCCATTCCGCAACCGCCTCATTTCTTCGCGTGCTTTGTTGCGTTCTTTGGTAAGTCGCTTCACCTCAGCACGGGCTTCATCGCGTTCCTTAATTGCTGCCGCTAGTTTATCGTGTTCGTTCATTTGCCCCTCCATTCTTGCATGGCCGATACCGCAAACGCAGCACTAGCCCAAAACAGAATGAGCAATACAATGGCCTCCCATAGCTCTTCAGCGAAGTAGGCGATAGCCAGTCCATCGAAGACGGCGAGAGTAACAAAGCCCCACAAGTACGGGACTGCTTTGTTGGAGTTGTCAGGTTCTAGTTTCATGTAACTTTGGTAGTGTTTATTCATTGTGAAATGTTGCTGTCTTACCTGTAAAGCGTAGGTTTACACTCACGCCGCACGGGCCGTTTCGTTGGATGGGTATGCCAACCTCGCGGAACTCTGCGTCATCGGACAGCTTCACAACCATCACGGCTGTAGCGTCTTGCCCGATTGCACGACTTTCGCGAGCTTTACCCTGTTCATTTAATTGCGTAATCGAGATGACTAAGCAACCTAATTCGATGCCAAGTAGTCTCAGGCTCCGGCTCACCTCGGCCACCTCACGCTCACGGCTGCTATCCTTGCCAAGGTCGCAGCGCACAAGCTGGATGTAGTCAACAAACAGCACGCCGAGACCGTCCGGGGACTTCGCCATAGCCCGCGCAGTTGCGCAGATGTTGGCGATGTCATAGAGATCGTCACGCACCACTAGACGGCTGTTATTGAGCTTCTGGATGGCATTGTGGACGCCTCTGATATCACGCTCATGCTTGGCACCTTCAGCGAGCGCACGCAGGCTGACATTGCCCAGCCGGGCGACGAGACGGTCAATGATCTGGTTGGCTGGCATCTCAAGCGAGATGACGAGTATTCCTTTGTTCATCGCGTTCCGTTGCCTGGCCTTGCAGACGTATGCGAGTGCTGCCCCGTGTACGGTTCAAGCAGATATTTCACCTCGATAAGATCCGTCGATTGGTTCTCCGGCAGAAGCATAAGCGCCTCCATCTTTGAGCCAAGTGCGTCCTTCGGGCCGATACAGATGATGTCCTGCGTCTTCTTTGGCCGTGGCAGCTCCACGTTTTGCAGCACGTTAGTGCGGCGGATGAGTACCCAGTCGCTCATGCTTCCTCCCACTTGCCTAGTGTCCGCAAGAACACCTCTGCGCGTTGGCGGGCTGTTGTGTGGATGTCGTCTTCTCCATATTTTCCGCGCAGTTTATTCCGATAACATTCCCAGACTCCGGGGCCTTTGTTCCATAAAAGCACCTCCTCCGCCTCATGCATGGCGTTGAGGTCCGTGCAGTAGTTTGGGACTGAATTGTAAGCGCATTCTGGATCACTGCATCTAGGACACTTAATCGCATTCCCAAGTGCGGCATGAATTGCCACGTTAATTTGTTCGTCGGTCATACTTCGTAAGTCTCCCATTCTTCTGACAATAGTTCGTCTGCGCCTAGGCGCGGATTGAGATCAGCGGGATCGCTCGTGTAATAAAGCTTCTCCCATGTTTTCCCGTTCTTGTCTAATTTACGCTCAAGCCTGAGCAGCCCAACATACGCGCCCCGCCATGTAGGCAACCTAATGCCAATCTTGTGTGGCTCGTTAAGTAGAGCTTTAAATGCAGTACAGAACGGCAATCTGTTTTGGATTAATTTCATTTCTTCTTTTTCTTCAATAGCTTCTTTATTTCGCGCTGCAACTTCTCGTTCTCTGCCAGTAGTTCAATGGTAAGCTCTAGCGCCATAATCATTTTTGTTTTGATGCTTTCAGAAAAAGGGGCGTTCTCAATTTCTTGCATGAAGTTCTCTGTGCGAGTAGAGGCTTTTTCCCATTCTGACTCCATTTGTTCGATGATGTAGTCTGGTATCATTTCCCCTTTTTTGCTGCTGCAATGAGTGCGTCTGCTACCTGCACACATGCCGCTAAAAAATCATTAACTTCTAGGTCCATTCCGCAGCCAAGATGACAAATCGCAGGAGCTACCATCGCCGCAATCTCCAGCCGCGAAGGTTCTGGTCTAACCATTTCGGTGACTTCACCAATATGGCGCTTCAGCTCTTCAATCCTTGCCGCCTGTCCGCTATTTTCTAGCCTAGCATCGTGTAGTGCTTGCTTGAGTTGCTCCAATTCTTTGCGGGCCTTGGTTGCATCCTCCAATGCATCAAGCAATTTTGTGTTTTGCGTTTTTGCATTTTCAAACCAAAGTAAAAACTTGGATTTGTAATTGTCGATCTGATAAGTTGCATCTATCAAAGCGCTTTTTCGTTCCTCCACTTCAGCGAAAGCTTCGTCACGTTGCTTCCGCATTTCTTGCGCTTCCTCTTTCAATACGCCGTAGTCGTGCGGCGTGCGCTCCGCGATGGCTTGCTCAAGTGCTTGTTTAAGTTGCTCCACCCTTGCATCAGCCGCATCAAGATCGGCGTTCAAAACGCACATTCCCCCGCAATCGCAAGGGCATTGTTGTGTGTTGGTCATTTCTTTGCCTCCTCCTTCTCAATCGCCGTTTCGAGTTTTAGTAAAAATTCAGGAATCTTCCCGTCATGAAACATGTTTTTTGTGAAATTAAACCAAATTTGATCAGCCAATAGCACTGCTTCTTTTTCTGGAACTTCCCATAACCACAAAGCCTGTTTAATTTGCTTTAGCCCGCCGCCATTTACAAAAAAATCTCTAAGCATGAATGTTGGCCATGTCCATATTTTCGGTTGAATACAATAATTTTCGTTATTTCGCGTAAGTAAAATCGTAGGATTATGCGGCCAAGACGGCGGGGTATTGTGAAATGTGTACTCTACAACTGCTTTGTAAGTCATAATTACGCCTCCTCCCATCTACGTGGCAGCATCACGCGCATCGTTGGTGGGCCGGGCCACACGTCTTGATCGAGGCACAGCTTGTACTGCGATAACGTCACGTCGAGCTGCTGGTTCGCGATGTCGATAAGTTCCGTGGACGCCTTCACCCACTGCGATAGATGGGGCGCTTGCATGTCAACGACCAAGAAATAAAAGTCGATGTCCTCTTGGCCGGTGATCTGCTTAAGGCCGTAAGTATACCAAGCGGCCTGCTTATCGTAACCAAAGCCAAAGAACTTGTGGTCGAATTTCGAGAAGTCGCTGGTCGTCTTTAGGTCGACGATAGCCGGTCGCCCCTTGATCTCGGTTATCATGTCTGGGCGCCCCTTGCACTGCACGCCGTCACGCTCCCAGAACATGGATGCTTCGATAATCTTAGCTGCCGTCACCATCTGGAGTAGCGGCTCTACGGCTGCACAAGCACCTTCTACTTTTGCCGCCTCTTCCGGCTTTAAGATAACCTTGCCAATATTCTCTTGGCAAAAGTTCTCCCAAATTAGCTCTCCTTTTTTAGTGCGTTTATCACACGCTGGAGCAATAGCGTACTCGCAGCGCCCCTCAAGAGCGAGGCTGTGGACAATCGTGCCCAGTTCCATCTCACGACTGGGTTTCCAGTCCTGCTTTTCCTTCCACTTGTAGTACGCCGGGCAGACTGCGAATGCGTCGAGGCTGTGCTTCGATAAACCGTGCATGCCACGGTACGTTGTCATTTCTATTTGTAGTAGTTCTGTTTTCATTTTGTTATGGGTTGATTTCAAGCGCCCCGCAGCCGACGATCTTGCCAGCTCCGTCACGGATGAGTTTGGTTGGACTAGCCAAATCTGTCCTGTTGGGTAGTGCCGTGCGCACATAGCCAGGGACGATGTACAGGATGCCGTCCATCGGGTCAGGCAGGTTGCTCACCTTGGCATCTTTACAGCACATGATGGGTACACCATCGACGTCTGCGACTTTGCTCAAGTGGCTATGCACCTTTACGCTGTAGCCGCTAGGTTCAATCACGCCGTACCCAGTAATGGTAATGTCGTGAGGGGTTAGGTTTACGAGTTTATTCATTTATTAGATTTGCAATAATGTTGAGTGCCAGCATGGTTTTACCAGATTTGGTTTCACCACCGATGACTACGAAGTCTCCGTATCTGATCGGGCAGATGTTGTCGATAGCAGAATATCCAGTCTTAATTCGCATCGACTCGTCGTCACCTGTCTCATAGCGTGTCAGTGCATTGAGCAGGAGTGCCTTAGTGTCCATCACCTTCGGCGGAGCAAGTTCACGACTTAACCCCTCGACCTTCATCACGACGTCGCTCAGAAGCTCAGGCGTCTGCACGGTGGCGTCGCTAATAGCCATAAGCGTCTCGTAGGCGACATGCTGCAAGGTGCGGCGCTTGGCTGTATTCTTGACTATGTCTACGAGGTCGCCGATGGCACCAGCGATGGGCATGAGCGTGTAGAGGTCGCTGAGTTGGTGGAACTCGGTCGCTGGTAGCGTCTCGCGACACTTCTCGAAGATCACGCGGATCTCGGATGAAGCGTTGCGAGACTGCTGCTGCAAGATAATCTCGCACACCCGGTGACTAAGCGGGTCGAAGATGTCGCTTACCTTGAAGTTCTTCTCCGAGATGTGGTGCAAGAACACCTCGGGATGATTCAGTGCAATCGACGCTATGCCGCGCTCGGCTTCCAGCGCAGTTGGCACCACCGTGTCAGGTGGCAACTCCACCGGCCTGCGCCTACCAGCTTTCTTGTGTTCCATTTGTAGACATCAAACTATCGCGCTTGAGTAAGGTTTTGATCGGTGTACGCACCATTGACGATGCACGACTGAGCCAGCCGTTGAGAAAGCGCCCCATGCCGCGTGGAGTCTTGCGTCTTGCAGGGTCAGCTTCGAGCCAAGCGTGGGCTTTCCATAACTCTTGCTCAACGGTCTTCTCGCCGTAGATCGTGATAAAGTCTTTCATTAGTCCAAGTGGTACCTTGTACTCCTTGCCGTCTTGAGTGATGTACGTGATATCGTACAGGCTCATTGTTCGGCCCACATCAGGGTCTTTCTTAAGCTCATCAATCATCTCTTGGACGGACGTGTACCGTCTGCCGGATGGCTTAAGCAATTCGCGCTCCTCGTCCGTAAGCATGGGGATGCCGGCCATGGCATCCGCCAAGTCCTGCGCAGGCTGTACCGGCGTTGACTCTAGCTGCGACTCTGGCTGTGGTTCGCTGGCAATTTTGCAGGGCTCTTCCAAAGGAACGACAAGCTCAACCTTTGTGCCGGAAGTGTATGTAATGTTAATGGTTACATTCATGTTTTTGATATTTCAACGACCTCATTAGCCAGCACACAAGGAAACGAAAAACCGACTTCTTGTCTTTTTGCCTACTGCGATTTTTTATTAACCACGCGGATGCCTTAAGCAGTTCATTCTTAAGATCCAGCTTATGTGAATACCCATCAATCAAGGCCTGCATGCGGTCATCGCATATACAGTATGTGCCATCCTTTGACTCAAATTCTATCGTTTGTAATTCTTCGTTTATCATTTTGTAAATGTGCGCGTTGTGCAGTCGCGCCCCTGCTTGGTGCAGAAGTGTTTACTCGCAGCCCTCGACGTAATCAAAGGCCTTAAGTTTGTTTATTTGCAAACGTAATCTGCGCAATGCTTTTTGCTGAAGAGTTGCAACTCGCTCTCTGGTTCGACGTATCAAAGCACCAGTCTCAAACAAGGTCTTGGGCCTTGTGCCGTCTAGCCCATAGCGGGCAACCAAAATAACTCGATCTCTTTCGTCAAGCATGGCCAGTGCTTTTTCTAAAAGCTCAAGCGATTGCTCTGATTGTCCAAGGTCAGCAATCATGTTAAATGCCCTCCATGCCATCCCTGAGCAGCTTGAAGAACAGCTCGCTATTCATCGTCACTAGCCAAGGTGTACGGTTCTTCTTGTGTGCTACAATCCACGGCTTACCAGCACCATCGCGCTCGGCTTGCTCTGTGGCCTTGATTAGGTTTAGGTTCTCAACAAACTTCACCTCTTGGTGTAGTGCTGCAAGCTCCTCGCAGATCACATCTGGCGAGTCCGTCCCTCCGGCAAACTGCTGACCACGCCTCGCCGTGAAGCCAGCAGCCCGGAGTTCGTCGCGCCACATGCGCTCGCCCCGGCAACCTTTAGCCCTGCTGTTTATTGGCATCGCGTTTGGCCTGTAACCAAGCGTTAACCTCAGCCACATCAAACCGCAGGCAGCGTGCGCTGATGCGGTGATGTGGGATCTTCCCTTCTCGGCACCACTTCAGGATGGTCTGAAGCGTGACACCGCACAACGTCGAGATGTCTTTAGCTTTTACCATTTGAGATCGTCCTCCTCAAGTTCAACGGGCTCGTCCTTCTTCACCGGCTTGGTCTGCGCTGAAGGGAATGCCTTCGCAAATCCCGCACGATCTGCGGAGATAAACAAGCTGGTAGCGATAGCCTGGAGTTGCTCGGGCGTCACCTGTGCCTGACCGCCAACCCACTCGGCTGCTTTGATGGCTTCAGCCATGAGCTGGGCTGCTTGGAAGAGCGCGCGCTTGGCGTCTGCCACCGTCAACGAGACTGGCGACGAGGCCTGCACAGGCTTGCGTGGGCCTGCTGCGGCTACGGCTGCACCGGCATCGTCGATGATCGCGCATTGATCGGTGATCTTAAGTTCATTCTCGCCGCTATGGGTCGAGTGCTTCACGCTGATGCCCTGAAGCCCCTTCTTGCCAGCCTGTGATTTCAGGGTCACCATCTGGCCCTTGAGGTCACCCATCTCGTCCGGCAACCAGAACGATGCACGGCACTCGCCGGTGCTGTCCTGCAAGACACAGTTCTGTACGCGCCAAGGGCCAAACTTGCCCTCACCAGTTTTAGGCGGGAACGTCGCTTTGATCGTCACCCGCATCTCGCCAATGACCGAACCATCGGCCAAGTTCTGAATGTCGCTAATTTGTGCTACTTTCATTTTTGTTGTGTTTCATCAGTGAACCATTCACCGAATGCCTAGCAAAGTATACGTTGGTCTACTACGCGCAACTACTTTTTTGATTTTATTTCATCGTCGTCATCCTCATCATCGTCATCATCCTCATCCCCACACTCTTCTATCCAAGAATGTTCCAGCACTCTTTCTTTGTGCATGAGGTTGATGTGCATGTCTCGGGCGAATCGATTGCCCCAGCCGCTCTCGTAGCGGTTCGTGTTGTCGCTATCTTTCTCGTCCTGAGCTTGTACGAGGATCTCGCCACAGTCAAAGTGCTCGGACAGAATGTCCTTTGCACGCTGGATGATGGCTTGGCGTTCTTGTTCTTCGGGGCTCATATCTTGTAGTGTACTGTAAGCACGATTCTTCCGTCAGTCGTTTTGTGGTAAAACTT